CAGAATCTGAGGATCAAAGTGCTTGATCATCAATTCAGCTTTGATGCGTAGGATTTCAGCAGCGAATCGAGCAACTTGGTCTTGGCGCTTCTTGATCGCAATTGACGCAAACTTGGACTTGAGTTCTTGAGCACCAAGGGTTTCCGACGCTTTTGTAGCGCCTCGAACAATGTCACTAATTCCTGTGAGTTCATAGATCTGCGCTTTGACAATTTCACGGTTTTGCACCAGTTGAGTCAATGCCTTGACAACTTCATCGAGGGGGAGCCAGTCGATGGTCCCCTTGAGCCCACCTTTCTCAGCAAAGGCTGCCCAATTGTCAACTGGGATCAGCTGGTTGTCAAATCCTTCCTGCAACATCCGCGACACGCCTTCGGCAGACTTGTCATAGGTGCCGACCACCTTACAAGCCTGGAGAAGCATCGAGATGCGGTTATTCAGGGTGTCCAACTCCGAATACTGGTCCTGGACCATGTAGAAGTCAGGACGAGGCGTGCAGTTCGAAGTCGTGATGTTCGCGAGCATCGGCTCCGGGCACGGCTCGAATGAGGACAGACCTAGTGGATCGTCCTTTTCGTCAAGGAGCTTGGGAAAGCCACGTGCGAACCAGATCACCTTCTTCGTGGTACGGTCCCAGATCTCATAGATGCACGCCTTTTTCAGCACCTCGTGCTTTGGCGTCGAGGTCTGATAGTTCGCCCCGGCCTTTGAGGGGGTGTAGTCCAGCGGAATCTGTGATCCGATCTTCTTTCCAAATCGCTTCACCAGCGCGTCACGATCCATGTAGACCTTGCGACCTGTCCAACGACGCTCTTTCCAAATCCGGCATGGAGACCAGAGGAAGTCCTTCCAGAACACGTAGTCGACGCAGACCCGTTGGTCTACGATCTTCTTCATGTCATAGTCTTTAGGCGCCTCTTCACCTTCAATGGACTCATAGGGGATTGGGGCAGTGTCCGTCTCCAAACGGAGCCATGCAGCCGCCAGACCAGGGATGAGCCTATCTTGAACGCAGTGACGCAGCGTGGAATCAAAGGTATCCTTGGGATCATCAAGGTCCTGCGTGATGGACCTCTCGATGATAAGCGCTGCAACTCGCGCGATGTCGTCCTCGTAGTCTTTAAACCGGCGCGAGACAGTTGGTTTCGGAAGTTGAGCATAGAGCGCCGACTCCATGATGTTCGTGTTGGTATAGAAGACGTTGAACCACTTGTTCTGCGCCTCCATCAGATCTCTTTCGACCAGGAATCGTCTCGTGACCTTATTACCACGTTCGTGGAAGGTCTTGAGCTCTTGCTCAGCCATGTCAATTTCTTCCGCCCACCTTTCATGAGGGGACAGTTGCCTGACTGACTCGATGGCGGCGTTTTCTTGACTCATGCTATCCTCTTCATCTGCGCCAGCCGATGCTCGTTGTCAGCGAACAGATTTGACAGGTTGTACTCACTGAGGGGGACTACATTTGAGCTACGCTTGATCGACATGTCGCTGGTCATGTGCGAGTATTTGGTATGCGCTACCACGCACATGTAACCGAACGAATCCGCGTAGTCAGAGCACCAATCATGGAGCGGGATGTCGCTGAAAATCAGGTGCTTGTCATCCCAGACACGACGATACCCCTTCAGGGCTTCTAGCAAATCCTCTGTGGCGAGTCGGTCAAAGGCAATGAGCGGGAAGAGTTTTCGGGTTGCGGCGAGTCTATCGCGGACCTTGTGATTCGGGACCAGTTGGGGCTTAATCCCCTGCTCGATAAACTGTTCAACCAAAGATCGCCCGGTTTGTAAATTCCGGGCCCTTGCGTCATGGGGTAGCCAGACAGTACCCAGCTCGCCTGAGAAGGAGTGCAACTTGTCGATGTGGTGGAAAATGTCCTTACCCTGGGTTGCTTCGACGTGAACAACACGGATTGGGAGACCGCCTGCAGTGACAGGCGCTTCCTGCCAGAAGATGGCAACAGTCGCATCTGTGAAACCGAGGTCGAAGACGACATGCGTCGGGAGATTGCTGTCATAGAGCTCATCCAATATGCGCTTATGGAAGAAAACCTCGTTCAACTCCTCAGCGTAGATCGCGCCTTTCAGGGCTGAGTCGAACGAGCAAAGGTACTCCTGGGCAAATTCCTCAGGATCCATGTGCTTTCGAAGTTGCGCTAGCTCTGAGGGGGTGATAATCCCGCTCTTGTCAGCCGTCAGCTCGAGGTTGTACCAATCTGGGTCGTTCTTCGCTTCTTTGCAGACGTCGTAGAACAGATTCTTTCCTCGAGGTGTCGAGGCGAAAACAAACCAGCCATTGCGGTCTGAAAGGGTAGGGCGTATGACTTGAGGGAAAACACTCGGCCTGAATAGTGCGTACTCATCACCGACACCCCCGTCCAGGTACATGCCTCGGAGTGTATCAGCATTGTCCGCGCCCAGCACATATATCGTTCTGTCTCCATGGAGCGTGATCTTCAGTTCAGCTTCTTGAGGGGGGCGACTCATGTACGGTTCGGCGTAGTCCTTGAGGTAAGTCCACGCCACGCGCTTCGCCTGGGCGTAAGTCGGGCCAATGTACGCCAGTTGGGGCTTGTACTTCTCGCACTCCAGAGCCCCGAAGACGATGTCATTCACCAAAGCAACAGTCTTCCCAGCACGTCGATGCGTGTTCAGAGCAGCCCAGCGCTCCTTCCTGTTATGGAAGGGCACGAACTGATGACGGGGAGTGTACTTCAGGGCCATTACGGCTTAAATCCCTGCATTTCTTTAGCCACATTGAACGCTTCAAGCTTCTTCAGAGGCGACGGCTCGAAGGGCTTCGCGTCAAACTTCAGCCCGCGGTTCTTCGCTGCATGCTCGAGGCGCACCAAGTCACGCATGTGCATGTTTGAATTTGCCAGAATGCCAGCGAAGTTCTCAGGATTCAGCTGGGTGGCCCCATACACCTTGAGCTCTGCGTAGGGCGAATTGGTATTGCGAAGCTGATAGATCAGCTCACGTGCATGATTTTGAAGTACAGGATCAAACTTTGGTGATTTTGGATTTTGCTGCGCTAGAGCCTTCAAAATCTCAGGCACTTCAGTACTCAACTTTACAGGCGAGTTACCTTGGTAGTACTGCTTGACACTTTTTGCTATGTCTCGCTTATTTGACTCAAGAAAACCCTCAATTTCTTCGTAGACTTCATCAGGACTTTGCAATCTCTTGTCATCCAGGCGCCCGTAGCCACCCGGTGACTTCTCGTAGTCCTTGAATGAGGGGAACCTGTGCCCGTAGGACAGCATCTGGGTAGTTTCAGGCGCTGGTGGGAGCTCCAACTCAATGTCACCTGGTTTCATGCCCATTTGCTTGAGGTATCCACCCTGTCCATGCATCGGGAGGTCAGCAAGTAGCGGGGGCGGACCAGCACCTTCTTGCATCTGCCCACCCTTCGGGAACTGCGAGACATGTCGATCCACGTTCCGCATGCGTGCGATCTTCTGGACCTCTTCCTTGGACAGCTTTTCAGGCTTTGGACCCTCACCCGCGTTGATTTTGTGATATTCTTGACTGAGGTCCCAGTGCTTGTCTGCGTCCCCTTCAGAAATTGCGTTATCCAGATCAATCTTTAGCTGTTGGAGCTTCTGCTCCTTCGCCTGTGTAGCCGTCGGCATCTTCTCATCGATGCGTCCAACGTGCGACGCAGGCCAACGAGGCGAATAAGAGTCAAACGCGCTCAAGCTGCTAGGCGAGGTCTTCGGGTCGAACTTCCCCAGTTGTGGTACCACTACCACATTCCCGCCAAAGTCACTGAGCTTGTTCTTTGTCACACCCAGCGAGAGATTGTAAAACTCGCGGGGGAGCTCTGACCCTTTTGGTAGAAACTCGCCCACGTGTGTGCCATGACTATGGAGCAGATCTTTGCGCAATGCGTTCGCGTACAAACCAGCCTTCAGCGCCTCTGCACCGCCCGTAACCGCGAGGGCCTTCTTCGCGGGGGTAACCGGATTTGCATACTCACCGACGTCCTCGTACGCTTCGAACCCCTTTGTGCCTGTAGTCGGTAGCACCTCTTTCCACTGCTTCGTGGTGGGGAACCTGCCGTATTCCGACTGCTTTCCTTTTTCCTCACCCGTCCGCGAGGCATTTATCAGCTCACCGATGTCCCCGGGGATACCAAGAAGTGAGGCGACACCACCTCGCATGGTCGACGCGCCCATGTCAAGAAGTCCGCGCAGAGCAGCGGACATCTTTTCGCTATCTCTCTTGCTTGGAGGAGCTGGCATCTCTTACCTGCACGTCCAGAATCTCATCGTCACCTTGACGCTTGTATGCCAAGCGGGTAGAAGTAAGCCAGGGCACGTCGATGATGACGCCACCCTG